GTCTTATGACCGTTTAGAATCCACTATTAACAATCAAATTATTCCTAGACTTGGTTTTTATAAATTAGATGTTAAAAATGAACTTACTGCTTCTATTATTCAAACAGAATTAATTAATAAAATGTTTGCAGAAGGCTATTCTCATTCTTCTATTAAAAAAGCCTACAATGCATTAAACGGATGCTTAAAATATGCTTCAAAAAACAGACAAATTCTTTTTAATCCTATGGAAACAGTTGTCATGCCTTCAGAAACAAAATTTGAAAAAAAGGAAATCAAAATACTAACTGATGATGAAATAAAAAGATTTGAAGAAGCTTGTACTGTAAAACATAAAAATGGAGAATTGGTTTTTAAAATAGGATATGGATTTATACTAATACTCTATACTGGAATTAGAATGGCAGAAGCATTAGCTTTAAAATGGTCTGATGTAGATTTGGAAAATAAAACCATTAAAATTGATAGTAGTGTAGTTATGGTTAAAAACCGCAAAGCAAATGATAATGCACCAAAAAATATTTTAATTGAACAAGATAGTACTAAAACACAAAAAAGTAAAAGAACTATTAAATTGTGCAAAAAAGCCTATAATAGTCTTGTTGAACTCAATAAAATATTTAATTACGATAAAGATGATTATATTTTTCAAACAAGAAACAAAACGCCAATAAGACCACGAAATTTACAAAATACATTTGATGCTATATTAGCTAGAGCAAATATAGAACACAAAGGTATTCACTCTCTCCGTCATACTTTTGCATCTATGTTGTTCAAAAAGAAAGTAGATGTAAAACACGTTAGTGAAATATTAGGTCATGCAGATGTAAGAATTACTTATCAAACATACATCCATTTGATACAAGAACAAAAAGATAGTGCTATAGATTTACTTGACGAAGAATAAAGGAAGGGATGTTCCCTCGTATACAAAATAAAGAGGGGTACAATCCCCTCTTGTTTATATTTCTCTGTCTACTACTTTGACTAACACTTTATCCAATCCAACTTCAATTAATGCCTTTATAATATCAATCCTATTCTCGTTAAGTTCTATATTGAATGCAACAAGATTATTGCAGTATCAGGTCAGATTTCTTGACAGTAGCAGTGACCGTTTTTCCAAGACCAATTACAACCCTGTCACCGTTTATCTGAATGACATCATACACTGTTTTGTAAACAAAGGAAGCCAAGCTTCCACCAGTGTATGTCTTTGCACCTGATTTGACCATGACCTTGCTGCCAACCTTGATTTCTGCAACAGGTTTTTGTTCTTTAATTGCAACCGCTGTTCCGCTTTCGGTTGTGATGAATGCATCAAAACCTGCATCTTTCAGTTTCTTCATCATAGCGTCTGCATTTGACTTAACACTGAAAGCACCAACTTGTACTTTATACAGTCCACCAATTTGAACAACATAAGCATCAAAGCCTTTCTTTTTCAATTCTGCTGCAATCTTATCAGCATTTGTTTTCTTACTGAAAGCACCAGTTTGAACCCTGTATAATGTACTGCTGGAAGAAGAACCATTCAGTGCATCAAGTTCAGTTTTAACCATGTTCAAGAATCTTTGCCATCCCATATTGAGTGTTCTGTGTGGACAATACTTGCCGCTATAATCCTGATGCTTTGTTACCTTATCAATTCCCCAGCCCTTTTCTTTTAGCTTGGAAGCAATGAATTTTGCAGCCAGCTTTTCAGCTTCAATGAATCTACTTCCACCTGATTTTGAATAACAAATTTCAATGGATAATCCATAACGGTTTCCCTTACCACTTCCACCATCCCCAGCGTGCCAAGCATTACGATTTTCAGGAATACCTTGAACAATCTGTTTGTCATCAACCGCATAGTGGAAGGATACTTGACTGTTATTACTTATCATGTAAGCAACTTCATTTGCTGCACTTGCATCATTTGCAGTGTTATGAACAACAATGAATTGTGCATTCATTGAATAAGGACATTTGATATTATATTTTGAAGAAGAAACCAGATTTTTAATTATATTCATTATTCATCATCCTCACTTGTTTGAACTTCAGAATTACTTGTTATGCTACCAGAACTAAACCTTGCACTATCAACTAAGCCTTCACCAATTATATAAGCAATTAGCACTGAGCAAGCTGAAATTATTGAAACAACCTGTTCAATGGTTAAATCATTCACATTAAAAGCAACCAAAATTGCACTTACAAAGCCAGTAACAGCAGCCCAAAACTTTCTACTTGTCAACTTTTGTTTCCAATTTATTTTATCCATTATTATTTACCTTCCTTTTTAACTTTTGATTTTTTGATACTTGAAAGCATCCACAATTCGCCCGTTGTGAAAGCAAACCATGCTGTAATTAATGTCATTGGTTCACTACCTACCTTCAGGAATATATAAAGAACAGCAGCAGTGAAAATAATGTTTAATAAAATTACTAGCGTAACAATAAATTTGGAAAATTTGGAAAAATTGTTTTTCTTTCTTTTACTCATTCAAATCACCATTTCTTTTATATTTTTCAAGTGCATCAAGTCTTTTGTGTGCTTGTTTTGCCGATTCTTCAACCTTGATAAGCCTTTCCCTAGATTCCTTTATATCATTTTTAACATTGATCATTTCATTTTTTATTTCACTGATTCCAATGCCAATATTTTCAAGTTTAACAATGACTGTGGTCATTTCAGTAGCATCTTTTTTATCATCAAGTTTTTGATTTCTTCTTAAATTTGAAATACCAGCAAAGATACCAAATGCTACTGATACACCTGAAATTAGAAGGGCAACTTCAATTGTCATAAACATATCCCCTTTCTTAAAAATTACATCCTTTTATAATTAAAGATGGAGGCAATTTTAAAAATAAACAGAAAGAAAAGAGTAGCTTGTAACTACTCTTTTAAATAAAATTAATGTTTTATTGAAATTAAAAAGTTTGATTTTCAGATACCTTTCCTTTTATTTTCAAATTACCATTTTGATCAAGAGTAGCTATTTTATTTCCCCCATGCCAAAATTCAAAACAATAGTCTGTAATATTATATTTTATGTGCGCATGACGATAAGAGGGTGTAAAAGACAAGGCATCGTTAGTTAGCTGTAAAGGCAATGAAACCCCTCGACATATTATCATATTTTCGTTATAAGCCAAATCAGAACCATCAGCTTTTTTAGCAAAAACATTAATAGAGGGATGAGTTCCAGAAACATTAACTCCATACAATCCAAAAATCCAATTAAATTGACATAGCCCGCCCCCTGAGTCAGTCAAGTTCTGAAAAAGCAATTTTATCGTTCCAGGTATTTCTATTCTGGGATTAAAGAATGTATTATACATTCCTACAACTCGTATACCATTATTAGCACCTTCGACACTAATTCCGATAAACTTATTATTATTGGGGTAATGAGTAGTATGACCATCCATGTATATTCCCCAAGTAGTAGAGTAGGAAGGGCTTTGACGCAAAGAGGAATCTATACCTATTCTTCCCCCATAAATAGTATTTTCATTAACCCAGCCCATAGCACCATCTACGGTAGTAGCATCTAGGACGATAGCTTTATGACAATTATAAATCAGCCTCAAAAAAATCTGATTATAAGCGCATCCATCCCCCGCACCTATTAAATGCAACCCTATTTCAAAATCCCGTATACAAATATCTTCTGCCCGTCCCATGACCCCAGTCAGCCTAACCCCACTAACTGGATTAGCTAGATCCCAATCACCAGTCCAGAGACTAGGGTCTTTTTTAACCGCAATTTTAGACAAACAACCGCCTAAGCCAATGTCCACCGCAGAACCCGACCCTGCATAAAGTAGAGTAGAACCATTATAACACCCTACCCCTGCTATAGTCTGCCCGCTTCCAATAACCAGAGTTTCATTATATAAATATGTTCCAGCAGGGAAAAATACCAATCCACCAGAATCTCCTAAACTGGCTAAAGCATCTTGCAATGCTTTTGTATCATCTGTTACCCCATCTCCTACAGCTCCGAACCATTTGACGTTTACAGCACGATCTGCAAATTCAGTAAAAGCCCCATGCGGATTTTTAGTTGCATCGGTCACTTCATCTGCCTTATGTGCAGTAATCTCCGTTTCCACGTTACCCACATTTGTCTCAATATTACTTAACGCTTCAGTGACTAGAGTAATTTGTTGATCTGTATATGTCTTAGCGTTTTGTTCGGCTATGTCTGCTTTTTCTTGTGATCCACTTACTGTTTCAAAGCCAGCATCATTTTCTAACTCACTTGTTTTAGTCGGTATGAAAGGCTTATTTGTTAACTTTTCGTAATCACCATCAAATGATGGTTTATTATTAACTTCATTAATTGCATCAACAAGAGAATTTTTATTTTCAGTAGTTAAATTATTTTTATCCCCTACATCTGCCTTTAATTCTGCTAGTTCTACATCACCAGTATCAATATCAATAGCCACCCATTCTATTTCATTCCATCTATAAACTTTACCTTCTTCAGCAACTTTAACTGTCCATCCATTTTCAGGATTAGGATATGTAGATAATAACTCAGCATATGTTTCTACATATGGTTTAAGTATTTTAATATTCTGTTTAACATTTTCTTCATATTGATTTATTACAACATCTACCCTATCAGCAGATATTTGAGCTAATTGTGCTTTGTCATTAGCATTTTGAGTAGCTTGCAATATATCAGGTTTTAAATTATTTTCATATTCAGTTTCAATATTTGTCATTATAGTTTCAATATCTAATATTTTATCATTTATTTCATCCACTTTGTGTTCTGCTTCATTGATCTTATTATTTATATCAGTATCCCATTGCGTTTTTTTCGTGTTATAATCATTTTCAATAGTAGACATTCTATTTTCAATTTCATCTATTTTGTTGTTAATAAGACTTACTACATCATTAAGAGTTAGCAACTCATCCCAATAATTTTTATCGGTTGGAAGAGTTCCTATTGGTGGCTTGTTTTTACATAAATATAAGGTATGATTTTCTTCATACCATACAATATCCCTTTCATTATATTGAATTGCATCATCAAAATTACCCTTTCTATTTAAACCACCAGCTATTACTCTCCATGTATTTGTGTCTGTTGGATTAACACCTTTTATTCCATTACGCAAACAAATATATGTACTACCATTATAATATACTTGATGATTAATATAATAAGTTTCTTCATCACTATAAATACCTCTATATTGGAAAGCCTTAAGAGAATCTACATATTTTTGCATTGTTTCTGTTATGTTTCCATTGTTGTCAAGTTCTGTATAAATCCTACTAGCAGGAATATAACAAATACCTTTACTATAATATTGTTTAATTAATACATTTTTTCCTTCCATACTTGGATGGAATTCAATCCATCCAACAGTATAAAAAACTTTAAATTGATTAGGATTAGTAATTGGTTTATCCCAAGGAATTTCACACATTCCTTCAATTTGAACTTTATAATATTCATCTGGTATTTCCATAAGAACAATATAATTATTAACGACAACATGAGATTCATTTGTTCTTAAAACAGAAGTTTTATTACCATTTACATCTCTATACCAATCCCAATATACAGGGTCACGAAATGTATTAAACATATCTGCCATCTTATCACCACTTTCATTTTTGGATTTTTACTATTGTTTATTTTCTTTGTTCGTAGGCTTAATATTATTTAATTTGGTCTGTTGTTGTTCTTGCAACTTAGCTTGAGTAATAATGTTTACTATTTGTGTGATTGCCTGTGCTTCTTCAAGTCCTTTGTATTCTATCCTGTTTAAGAATATTAATAAATTATTGACCATTACATCATTTAACTCTATTTTCATACTTTGTATTCTCCTTTTTGTATTTTAATTATATTTATTCTAAAATGTCAATTTCATTATCTTCAGATTGTAATAAAGCTATCATATTATCTATCTCTTGTTCTTCCTCTTTAATACTATTAAATTCTTTTTGAAGTTGTTGTGATTGTTGTATTAATCTTTGTTTTCTACGTTGACAATCTTCTTTCTTCCAAAGTAATTGTTCATATGTTAATTTTTCTTTCACAGTTTTAGTTACAATTACTTCATTTCCATTTACTGTTGTTTTTTTATCTAAAATTTCAATATAATCTTCCTTGAACCTCTCCCACTTCTATAAGTGGGAGATTCTCGCTTCATCAGCCTCGTAGCCTACTACCTCCACGAGCCTCACATCGGGTAGTTCCTACCCTAGTTTATATTAAGCCGTTAAGCCTAATTCTTTTAACCCTTGATTGAGTATATTTATTGCAGCATTGTTGTCTCTATCGTGCTTAGTATTGCATTGTGGACATATCCATTGTCTTATGTTTAAATCCTTTATATCTACATTTTTATACCCACAAACATTACATGTTTGACTTGAAGCATAGAATCTATTAATTTTATGATATGTTCTACCGTACCAATTAGCTTTATACTCAATTATTCTTGTAAATTCAGACCAAGAAACATCATTTATTGCTTTTGCTAATCTATGATTCTGAACCATACCTTTTACATTTAAATCTTCACTTATAATCAGTTGGTTTTCCTGAATTATACGTGTAGATAATTTCTGTAAAAAGTCAGTTCTTATATTTCTTATTTTTTCATGTAACTTAGCAATCTTCTTAGAATGTTTCTTATATCTGTTACTGCCTATCTTTTTTCTTGATAATTGACGTTGAAGTTTGATAAGTTTCTTTTCGTATTGTTTTAGTATTTTAGGATTATTAACTACTTCACCATCTGATGTAATTAAATAATCTTTAACCCCTAAATCAAATCCTATAGCATTATTCTTCTTTGGTAATTCTTGTATTTCTTCTTCAACTAATACTGATACGAAATATTTATCTGTATTAGTTTTAGATACAGTACAAGAAGTTATTTTACCATTAAAACTTCTACTATTAGCAAATTTAACTAACCCAAGTTTAGGCAACTTTATTTTATTACCTTTGATTTCAATGTTGTTATTTACGTTTTGTGTTCTATATGACTGTTTAGGATTCTTTTTAGTTTTAAACTTCGGAAATCCTACTTGTTTTTCCCCATTTTTAATACGTCTAAAAAAGTTTTGATAAGCAGTATCTAAATCTTTCAATGTTTGCTGTAGGGAAATACTATCAACTTCTTTGAGCCATTCATATTGATTTTTAAGATTTTTTAAATCATTAGCACAAGCATTATAGCCTATAGACTTTTGCTCTGTTTTATATAATTCAATCTTTTTATTGAGATAATAGTTATATACAAA